TATTAATGTGAGCTGGAACGTTTAAATTAACATTTTGAGTATCAGGAAAATAACCATATGGGTCAAAAAACTCTATTTGATTACCTTTTTTAATAACTCCAACCCAATGACCTGTATTTTTATTTTCAGTTAAATATAATATAATGCATCTACCTAGATTATCAAATAATTCATCAATATGAGTAATATTATAAAGTTTATCATAAGTTTGTATTCTAGTATCTGGATTTAAAACTGCTTGAATATCACTATCTGATAATGAATATGCTTTTAGATGCTTTAAAATCTCATCATCCATAATATATATTATAATTGAGATAATAATATTTATAGCTAAAAACCCTTGGGTTTTTATCGTATCGTGCCTTTAGGTCCCTGAATCGTCTTGATGTAATAAATAAGCTGAATTTTGTGAAATAACATAATTAGGATATTGTGTATGAATACAACACCATCTTCCTAATTTATTTAATGGTTTTACACTTTCTTTATCCATATTTCCATAATTTTGTAATAAATAACGTAATTGGTAATTACTTGATGATTGTGGAAATATAACAATATTATGACTTTCATTTAAAATTAATCGTGTCTGCTTGTAATTTGTGAGGTGGTGGCTTATGTAAATCATACTAACTTGATGATGCCGCCCCATAATAGCTATATCATCAATGGCTTTTAAAACAACATTTAATTCATTTTTTTCTAACGTTTCAAAGTCATCAAAAATAATTAATGATGGTTCTTGTTCATTAATATCAAAGCCTTCTTCTGAAAACTGAGTTATATCAATTCTTTGAATAAATTTTAATTCATCCAATGTTTCATCACTTGTTAATTTTGATATTAAATAAACTGGGTTTTTTGGAAACAATTTATGATAATTATTTATAACTATTTTTGCTTGGTAAGATTTTCCTGACCCTGCTGCTCCCGCTATATACCAAATGCTCCGTTTTTTAGGATTATCAGGTGGAAGTAATTGAAAAACTAAATCATGAGGTAATTCAATGCGTTGTTTGTTTTTTTCTTTACCATCCGGATCTACAATAAGAAAATGGTTAAATAATTTGTTTCGTTCATCACCTTTTATTAAAGCAATAGGGTAAGATTTGGTTAATTTTTCAGCTTCTTTTAAACTCATTAAATGAAGACTTGGCATTATCAAGGTTTAGATTATTTCTTAAAGTTTTTAATAAAAGTTGAAAACATATTAAAAACTAGTGTATTTATTCAATGTTTTCTAAATAATTGAAAACATTACTTATAACATTATTATAAACCCCAAGATGAAAGCATTTTATCTACAAATTTTATTGATCTACCGCCTTTTATTTTTGGTGGTGTTTTTTTTGGCTCTGGTTTTTTTAGTCTTTGTTTTGGTCTGGTTTGTGGTTTTGGTGCTGATGGTTTTGGTGCTGGTGGTTTTGGTTTTGGTTTTATTGTTTTTTTAGCATCTTCTAATATTTTCTTAAATGATATTTTTTCATTAATTGTTTGTCCCGCAGCTTCTCCACCTGGTTGTGTTTTAGATTCTGTCATACCTGGGTTTGTATATTCTATATCGTTTGATGTAGTTGAAGAATCATCATCATCTGTATCATTAGAAGCAATTATACCCGTATTTTTATTATTTTTATTTGGATCTAAATAATCTTCATCATCTACTGTTGAATATGAAGTTGTTGTATCAATATCTTCCGATGAATTATCATCAGAATTATCACCATAATTATCAAATTCACGTTTATCTCTCTCTCTTGATAATTTAGAAATTTCTTTATCCATTTGTTTATAGATATTTGGATATTTATTTTTTAAATCTTTCAAACCATCATTTGATAGTTTAACTAAATCTATATATTTAGAAGGCATAATATCAATTGGATTCGCTTTAATAATGTCCATATATTGTATTTTAAAAACATCTTGTCTTGATTTTTCATTATCACCGTATGAATTTAATAATGATTGAATAATAAGAAATAGTTTATAAAGTAATTCTTGGTTAGATAATTCTTTTAAATTTTTTACTGCTATCTGTATTTCTGAGGAAAGTGCCTTTTTTGGTGTATTTTGTAAATTATTATACGTTTCGATAAAATAATTACTATTATTATCCATTCGTGTTAAATATCCCGCAATACTCTCCTCCAATATTTTAGAATATCTAGTTAATGATGACTTACTTATATTTAAACCATATGTTCTAAAATTTCCTAAAGTTTGTCTTATTTCCTGTTGTTTAATTGGTTCATTAGTAAATTCAGCATTTATAACATCATTAAAGAATAATTCTAAACTACTTTCCACGGTTTGAAATGCGTCATCATTTGTTGAAGGCATTTGGTTTCCTAAGCTTCGACCTTCATTTATATCATCTTGGATTTTCATAGATTTGGCAGTGCGTTTAAACATTTGATTGCCATAGTTATGGTCTGACATCCCCCCTTTCATATTATTTAGCATATTAAAAGATGTATTTTTATAAACATCTGGATTATTTCCAATCAGTGGAGGACCACCATAATTATAGTTATCTGTTCTATTATAACCGCTTAAATATTCTGTTTGGATTTGTTTAGTGTTTTTTATGTTGTTATTAGCATTGTTTAATAATGTTGTGTTTATCATATCTCTAAAACTCATTTATATAAATAGATTTAGATAATTTATTTATATATTTACATTAATGAATTCTCTTTAATATATTTTGACGCTTGTGGTAGTGTTATATTATGTTGTCTCATTAAACTTTTTACTAAAGCATTACGTTTAATTTGTTTATCACTTAGTTTTCTTTTTTGTTTTTGTTTTCCTGAGCCAGACGCTTGGGCTAATCCTTCTAGAGCTAACGGAACAAGCATCATCTCAGGACCTAAAACTGCGGATGCTATTGGAGCTAATGCTTTAGAAATATTGGCTGCTGGTCTCATTACTGAATTAAATCCTTTCTTAAAATCTCCCCAAAATCCTGAGCCTGTTAAACCTTCCCGTTGCATGATTACATCAGCATATTTAAGACCCATATCAAAATATTTTTTATTATCACCTTGTAAATGGTTAGATACTTCTCCCAAAGCTTTCTTTCCAATTTTAACAAATTTGGCTATATCTTTTTTATCAAATTGATTTTTAAGATTATTTGCGTGTTTTAAAACATCACCTTTAGATAGTTCTCCAATATTTTTTAAACTCATTCCACCGCTTAATAATTGACCAATAACTAAGTGATCATTTCTTTTTGGTGTTGTTGTATATTTACCAATATTGGGAATTTTATACCCGCCTGTTGTGACACCACCGCCTGTAGTATTACCTTTACCTTTATAACAACTACTTCCACCCACCACTCTAGATAAAGCTGATGATTTTCCACCTTTCATATTTTTCAATGCCTCAATAACCTGTTGATTATTCATATATACTTTAACCTAGATAATTATTTTTAGGCTAAATATTGTTTTGATTTTGTATTAACAATTGTTTTAAGTTTTATTTGTATTTTTTCTAAAGTTTTCTGTATTGTTTTAGGTGTTTTTATTGCGTTCTTGATGCTTAGAATAATATCTTTCTCTTCTTTCATAAATTTATTTTCTTGATAGACATTGGATAACCTATATATAAATTGATTCATCATATTTATTATTTTATCAGTTGGTAAGTTATCACCTATTTCATACAAGGATAATATAATATCTATATCATTTTTAACTGAATTAATTAATCCTAATTCACCGTTAAATATTTGTAGTAAATCATTCATTTTATTCTCCGTTTTCCTTTTCTTATCACCTTTTTCAAATTTGTAATTATATTTTAATATAGAAAACTGTCTTTTTAATACTTTATAATATTCACCTTCTAAAATTAAAGCATCTATATTTTCTTTTATCTGTTCTGTAATTTTCACTTGATAATTATTTATTCTTTTATTATTCATATCTCTAATATCATATATTGAAGTTATTTCAGTAAATTTATTATTTATAAATGCTACAACATCTAATTTAAACATACCATCAGATTTTATTGCGTCTTCTAAAGTAATACGATGGACACCTATTTTTTTAAATCCTTTTAATATTTCTGTTGATGACCATCTTAAAATATGAAATCTAAATAACTTATTTAATAGTTTATATTCATCTTCTGTTGGATTTGATGATAAAAATGGTTTCATTTCTTGATATTCTTTATTTGTTATAAGTTTCATTTTTTTGATTTCATTCAGTTTTTCTAATGATTCTTTTTGATTATAACCTATCACTTTATTATTCTTGAAATATGCTTTATTATTCAATATTTTTAATTCTGGAATTACTCCAATTTTACAATCAGTTATATAAATATTTTTTGTTTGTATTATATCATATATATTATCTTGAAATTCTTCACTTAGTTTTTTAATATTATTTGTTTTAACTGTTTCAAATAAATCAATATCACTTGGATATTTAAACGCTTTCATTGCCATAGAACCCATTACATTGACATTTGAAACATTAAACGACACCATTTTTATAGCTGTTTCTGCTTCAATACCATAATTTAAAGGAAATTCTCTTTTTGATAATATATTACCACTCCCATATAAGCCACCTGCTCCTGTTATTTTATTCCAAAATGTTCCTAATCGTGTAGTTAAACGTGCAGTGGTAGCTAAATATGGAGATTTTTCTTTTAATACTTCATACATTTGGCTTATATCTTGATAAATAAAAGAATCTGTTATATCAGTTAATAGATTATTAGCTTGTAATATTGATTTTATAAAATTTTGGCAGTTATTTGTAAAAGCATCATAATCAAAATAGTTTTTATCACCCATAAAATTCCTTGTATTTTCCATCAAGTTATTTAATGTTATATTTTGGTTATAATTTGTTAATTGTAATGTTTCACTTGATTCGTTATAACCTTTTTCATAGTTTGTTGATATATTTATTTCAGCCAATTTTTCTATTATTATCCGTTTTCCATCAATATTTACTATTAAACCTAAATGAAACATCTGATCAAACCCGTGTTGTTGCATTAAATCTTTAAAATTACCAAAGCTTAAAGCATTCATTACATTTATCAATAATGTTTTTACTGGTGTTTTAACAACTGTAATATCAGCAATAATTTTATTACCATAATTATTTAATGTTTGTTGTGTTTCATTCGTGTATTTTGTTCTATATGATAATGTTTTATCTAAAGCATAATCAGCAACATTTACTTTTATCTTTGTTTGATAGTTTAAAATACTTTTAGCTTTGTTTCTCATTGTTTTGAAAATATCAAATATCCCACCTCCTCTTAATTCGTTTTCTTTATTAAAAATAACTATTAAATCATTTTTAGTTGCTGATTTGGGCGCATTTGTTCCATAAATTGTTTTAAATATCTCTTGTAAATCTTTTTTCTTATAGTTATCAAACTTCATTAATAAGCCATATAAAATAAATATATATTTTTATATATTTATAATATTTTTAAATGTAATGATGTTCAGATAATTTTTTATGTAATTTATTGATTTTTTCACGGCTTAATGCTTCTTCAGTGATTTTATTACCTTGATCCCGTAATTTCATAACTACAGCTTTCATTTGGTTATATAAATCTAATACAACTTCTAATTCTTCAGCGTTAGGATGGTCTTTCATATTTTTCATTACTTTTAATTCTTCAATTCCGTATTCTAATCTTTCTTTATTGATTTTGTGCTTTTTTGTTTTATTATGTGTGTTTAATCCCGTTTTTGAAACCATACAACAACAAGTTTTACATTCAACTTTTTCTAACAAATTAGCAATAAGTTTATCTTTGTTTTTTAAGTAGTAATTTTTTCTGTATTCTTTCATATCATGAGTCATTTTATTAACCTTCATATATATTAATATAGATAATTAATTTTCTTTTAAATGGTTTTAATTTTAAATATTATTAAATATTTAAAATATTCCTAGAGTTTTTTAAAGTTCTTCACATAAATGTGTAATTTTACATTTCTCATAATATTTATCTTGTTTTAACTGTCCCATTTCATCACCCAATTCTGGTTTATTATGTTCTCCTGTTAGCATAAATCCGTCCGTATGTAAATAAATAACTTGGTCTTGATATGGTTCTATAATTCTAGATATTGAAGCCCGTGCGTTTGATGTTAAAAATGCACCTAATCTTGCGTAATCAAATTTGTAAGGCTTATCAATATCTTCATATGTTAGTAATAAACATTTTTTTAATGGTATGATACTTTGAATATTACCATCAGCAGACGCAAATTTACTTTTAGAATCTAATTTTGTAGTGTTTTTCATCATTAAACTACCCCATAGAATGTTCATTAATTTTTTTAAAGCTTGTTTTGTTTTTGCGTTATAAAATTCATTAATAAAATCAAAATATGGCTTGAACATTACCGCACCTGATATTGTTTTATTACCTGTGTATAACAAAGCATTAGCTTCACCATCTTGGATTAATTCAATTTTTAAATTGTCTAATTTTAAAGCTCTTTTTATATCAAAATGTGTATAATAATTATCAATATTAAATTTGAATAAAATATTATTTGTATTATTTGTATTTGTTATTTTAACTCTATAAATTCCGTAATTTAAATATTCATTGTTTAATTTATCAAGTGTTTTAAAAATACCCTGTTTAATTGGTATTTTAAAATTAGGATGTGTTAAAATACTAGTATATTGTTTATTGATATCATATCCGGTTGTATTATTATACAATCCTGGTTTAGTAAATCGTAAGCCACCTTTGAAACACTTTTTATGCCATAAGCTTTCTATTGTTGTCATAACTTCAGGATTTACACATTTAGAACAATTATAAAATATTCGTAAAGCCTCACCTTGGTAATTTGGATTTTTATATAAATTAATTTTACCATTGGTTGCATTAAGTATTTCATCAGCATCTTTTACAAAATTATTATATTCTTCTTTTAAATCTTGGTTTTTAGTTATACCAATATACCTTAAAGTTTTTTCCTTATGTTTTATAATACAATCTTTTATTTTATTTATAATATCTGGTGTTAATTCATGTGTTTTTAATTCTTTACCATCATAAGTTGATATCACACCGTCTTTTTGGTTTTTGAAGTAAAATATAACTTCTTTTTGTTTATGAGATACTGATTTTAATAACTGTTTTGAATTATGTGCTACTAAAGTATAATGTCCTTTATCTAATTTTAAATGTATTGATTTAGCATAGGTTTTATTACTTGTATAAGTATAATTACCTATTAAATATATGTTTGCTTTTATTTTATCTTCTAGTTTTGGTAATAATTTATAATTAACTTTATCTTCAGATTCAACACCTAAAAACTTCTTTAATTGGTTATCATATTTAAAATATTTCTGGTTCTTTATTGCTTCATTGATACATCTAAATAAACACTTATTTCCATTATCTACCGAATTACCACCTGCTTTTTCATTCTTGTTTTTACGTAAATAAACAATCAATTGGAACACCTTAGGAATTACTTTAAAAACTGTTTTATACACTTCTCTAGGGTCAAGTATTTCTAAATCTTTATATTGTGTTGAAAAACCTCCTAAATTACTCCTAAACATGTCTTGATATAATGCAGTAATTTTATACTCATAATCATCATTTAATTTCCCATCTTGAATTAATTCATTGCGTAAAAATTCCTGTGCTTCGTGTATATATAATCCGTCTTTTTTCTCGAATAAAAATAAATGTGATAACATTTTTGTGCCATCTTTAAATACTATATAACTAGTAAATTCTTCATATTTAATATTATCAACATCAATAACATAATCTCGTTCTTCATCAGTAAAATATGATTTGCTCATTATTATACTATATATAATATTTTTCTTCTTAAATCATTTATATTTTAAAACATTTTAAAATATTAATTATTTTTCTAGAGATTTTTTTAAAATAATAAATTTTTTGCGTCGAAAAACAAGCTTTTCTTTTCACATTTAACATTATTAATTTCTTTGTTATCTTTTATTAATTCTTTAATTTCATCATTTGATTTTTTTGATTTAGTCTTTTTTAATATTTCAGCTTTTTTATCGTGTTTTTTAAAAAATTCTTTTTTTGTATTATCAACAAATGTAATATCACCATCATCATAAATCTCATCCTCACCAAGAGATATATTATCATCATCTTCAACAATTTCTTCATCAATAAAATCAACACTTTCATCATCAATACTGTAATTATCAAAACCAAAATAATCACTATCGGTATCTTCATTATCACTAATATCATCATCTGTTTCTTGTTCTTTTTTTCCTTTCAATTGTTCTTTTAATTCGTTTAATTCTATCGCTTGTTGTGATATTATTTTTGCTTGTTCTTCTATTGTTTTCATCATAGAAGCCATTGCGGTGTTTAAATTTGTTAAATTGTTAATATAGAATATAGAATCCATTATATATATATACCTAGAGATTTTTATTTAAATCAAAATAATTTTAAATAGTTTTTTCATATTCTTCAACAAATTTTATTAAACCTTCGTCTTTTATATCTTTTAGTTTTTTCCATTCGTTATATGTATCGTTAAACCCTTCAAATTTTAATAAATATTCATAAGTTCCCCCTTTTTTACGTTTATTTATTATTTTTTCTACAATATATCTAACATCATCCATATAGTTTTGTTCCATTTGTAAGGTTTCAGGTTCTACTATCTGTAATTGTTGAATTGTATAAGCTACTTTATTATTATTATTTATTTGATACATTACCGGTTGATTTGGTTCAATAATTATATTTGTTATTGGTTTTGGTTCTACATTATATCTTATATCACCTGTTCTAAATTTAGAATCTTGTCTTTTCTTATATAAATTATCAGGATAATTCTTGATTGTTCTTACAAGTGTTCCAATTTCAAGTAATTTATCAGTTGTTGATGGCATTGAATTTTTAAATATTTTAGAAGTTGTTAATGGTTCATATGTATCAATAACATGTTGATTATATATATTTATAATATTACTTAAATATTTCGTCCATCCCACAGTTTCTTTTTTATTTTGTAATTCTTCCGCATTCATTCTTATAAATATTGCTCTTCCTATTACCAAATTGATATATTCAACCAATGCTTGTTGTCTATGTCGGTTTGTCATTCCTGTTCTTATTGCTATTTTATTCTTTTTAGCCCATTTTGTAAAACTACCTTTAAATTCACTTCCATTATCTACATTTATAAACATAGATGGTTTTTTTAATATTTTTCTGTTATATATTTTATCTATTGCTTTAACTACTTCTTCACTTGAATGAGTTTTCAAAGGTTCAGCGTCAGCCATTTTTGTATTAACATCAACAACTACTAACGCATATTTATAACCTTTATCATTTGGTAAATATAAAATATCAACTTGATGTGTCATATTTGGCGTAAAGCTACGTAAGTGTGGCATTTCTTTACGTTTTTCTTTTTTTGGAGGTGTCATTAAATTTTTAACTGTGGATGGTTTTACTTTATCCTTAATAAACGTTTTAAAAAATTTATCAGTTAATTTGGAGTTGAAATTCATTATTATTATTTTGTGTTAGAAAATAATAATATTGAGTTATATTATTAAAAGTAATCTATAAATGTTATATCTTCATCTTTTATTTCTTCTTGTAAGCTGTAATTTATAATTGTTTTATGATATTCAAATAATTCATGATCTATATCAAAAACTGTGGTATAATCAATTTGTTTATTATTTCTTTTTCCGTGTCTTTTTGTCGTAATAATTGAACCGAATAAATTAGAATAACATTTTTTTAGAATATCCTGTACATCTTTTAATTTTGTAAGATCAAATACTTTTTTAGTTCTATCTCTAAATGCTGTACTATATGTTTTTATCATTTGTTCAGCATCATTTTTATTTAATCCATGATCAGGTTTAAAATTGTCCTGATCAATAGAATTCTGTGATTTATTTAAAAGATTTCTAAGAAATAACATTTTTGACTCATTTCCTTTTGATATATTACAAGCATAATCATTTATATTATATTTTACATAATCTTTAATTAATCCAATTGTTGTTATTTTGAAAAAGAACTTACGTATATTCAAATGTTTAAGCAATATATATTTATCAACAATCAATTCTTTATAATTATGAAGTTTATCCTCTGGAATTTTTAAATATTCGTTTATTTTTGGAGCATATTTTTTATAGTTTTGTATCCTTTCCTCTTTGATTTGTTCTTTAATTTCTTTATCAACAATCTTATCAACTATTGTTTCAATAAAATATTTTGTTTTATCTTTGAATCCACGAGAATTCAACAATTTTTTAAAATGACAAAATTTATTAACATTATAACAATCATTTTTATATTCAATTTTTGATAAAATTCTTAAATAAAAACCTGTAAAACTACTTTTAATTAAATGAAATAATTCAACGGTGTCATTATTTGAGTCTTTTAAATAAGTATAACATTCTTCAAGAGATTTATAACGTGGTTCGACGAATGTTTTTCTTAAAAAAATATATTTTAAATAACTGATGTTCCTAGTTCTAGCGATTTGTTGAAGCATTTGTTTTGGAGATATTGTTAAATTTGTGTAAATACAATAAACCGGTCTAACCATTGTAGAATCTAAACCATATAAAATTTTTGGACTATAAATTATTTTATCAAAATCATCTAATGAACAAGAAGCCATTTCAGTGTCTGATGTAAAAACTTTTATGGTATCATCGTTTAATCTTTTATATAATTTATCAGCCTCACTTTTAGAATCACAACAAACTATAAATTTATTCAATTTTTTTAATTCAGCAACTAATATTTCCATATCATTAATTTCTGATGATTTCACACCATCATTATGTTTATATGTATTTTTTATAAATAATGTTTTTCTACCGCATAACTTCAAAAAATCAAATACAATATCACTAATATCAGCATCTACGCCAATTATTAATTTAGCTTCACGTACAATTTTTTCTAACGCTATAAAAATTAACACACGATGTTTATCAAGTGTTGATGATGTTATTAAATGTTCCAATAAACTGTTTAACTCATCCAAAAATATAACGTATTCAGATACATCAATTCTTGATATTCTCATTAAACTCTCAATTTGGATAACTACATTTTCACCTGTAATAAATTTTTTATGTGTATTATGATAAAACTCACAGTTTAATCCGTTTTTTGTAAATACATTTTCATATTGCTCAGCTCCCAATGAAATACGTGAGACTAAACTTAAAAAATTATATTTATTTTTTTCTATGTAGCTGGAAAAGCTTGTTGTTTTACCTGTTCCTGTATCTGATTTTACTACAATACAATTAATATTTTTGTTTTTCTCAATAATATCATCAATAAACGTATATCCTAATTTTTTACGGTTAATTATTATATCAGGTTTGCATGTTTGTTCAGGAATATTTTTTAATTTATAATAAATATGATTTGATTCAATTGAATTATTCACTAATTCATCAATATCATCATCTGATATTTTTGAATTCTCCCATAATTTATCATTACATAATTTATTTGTATCCCATAAATCTTTTAGATTAAACAATTTACAATAACCTGTTACTTTGGTAAATAATTCAATTTCTTCAAAGTATTTATTTGGTAATTTATTAATTATTTGTTCCGGTTTTTTAAACCAATAATCTAAACCCCCATGGAGTTGTTTATTATCTTGTTTTTTCTTTTCAATAATTGGCTTATTATCAAGTTTTCTTAAAATTTGTTTTAATTTTGATGACATTTGTTTGGGTTCATTATTGTTTATAATTTCATATTTATCGTTTTTAACAATTGAATTTGGTGCTACCACATACATTCCATTATTGAAAATTTTAATATCACCATCTAATTTATTATTTAACTGTTCATATTGAAAGTAAAAATTTAAATTATTATTTGTTTTGACTGTAAAAGTGTTTAATGACTGCATGAGTTTTAATAAATCATTATTTTTTTTGTTTGATACAATATCTATAACTGTTATATTGTTATTGTGTGCATATTGTTTTGTAGAAATTCCTGTTAAAATTCCAATGTTAGCTTTTATATTTTTATTCCAAATGGTCCAATTCGTGTGATTTTGCCATTTTCCAATAATTGGGTTTTTTCCTGATTTTATTAAAGTTATTGATTTAAGATCGTTCATTATATGTATATATGTTTTTTTATTTAACTAGAAATAATTTTAAAACATTTTAAAAAGTCTTAGAGATTTTTTAAAAATATTATTTTTTTAAACAATTAATTTTAAATGTTGAATATGTTATATGGTGTTTTTTTGATTTATAATTTGTTCCATTTTTTATAATATTTATACAACCATATGTTCCTGTTTCTTCATATTGTTTAAATTCTTTAAAAATATAATTTATTATATCTATCTTATTCATTGTAATTATTTGGTCTATATTTTTTATATTTTTCATATTTTCAAATATATTAATATACATTGTTGTACCATCATTATATTCTTCAGCTTTTTTAATATTATCAATATATTTTGCATAATCATTATTATTTGAATTAAAATAAGGTGGGTCATAATATATTAATATTTTTTTTTTATCATCATTTTCTTTTACTTCTTGAAGATGTTTAATAAAATCATTTTGATCTAAATTGAAAAATTCACATCTTTTTAACATTTCAATATATTCTAACTTTTTTAATTTAAAATTTTTAATTTTTATAATTCCCTTATGTTTACACATTATAGAACCAATTCCCATTTTAAAAATACATTGTAAAATATAACTATTTTTTATAATTTCCACTTTAGTTATATTATCATCAGCTTTTTTATATTCTTCATCTTCAAATACTTCTTCAATTTTTTCAATTGTTCTATCAAAATCTTTTTGAAAATCTTTATATAAATTAATAATATCACTATTAATATCATTTAAATAAAATTTCGTATTTTTGTTTTCATTAAGTAAATAAAACACTCTTGAAAATCCAAAAATACCACAAAATGGTTCTGCTATTATGTCATAATTCATTTCTTTAATCTCATCTGATAAAAACTTTTTAACTTCTCTATATTTATTACCATTATAATTTAATAGAAATCTGTCCATATATATTACTAGACTTTATATATATATATTAAATCATTATTTATTTTTAATTGTTATACCATCATATTGATTATTTAGGATATACATCAACTTATTAGACATAAAATATAATGTCCGTCTCATTTTCTTATTGTTTATTTTTTCATCTTTGAAATTTTTTAAATGTTCAATTAATAATTCATCTAATGTTGTTTTTAATTTATCAAGTGTTTCTAAAGATTCGTATATTTTAGATATTTTTATATTATTCATATATAAATATGTAGATTTTTTTTTAATATTATTAAAATAAATAATGTTTGTTCAACAATATTTAAATTAAGTTTCTTAATCGTTTTAATAAAAATGAATTTAACATATAATTTATTTAATCATCACACAATGTCCAATTAAATCTTTTAATTAAATATTAAATTGTCATTAGTTTTAATTATGTAATTTATTATATCATTTATTACAATATATTTATATATAGAATTGAAAGCATCTGTCATTACATCACCCTCAAGTTTAAAGGCATGCATACAACTCTTATATGACATATCGTTAGCATATTGTGGAAATGATGAAGATAATTTATCTTCTAATTTCATATAAATACCATCTAATTTTGTCATGTATGTATTTAAATTTATAAGTTTAACACGATACATATTCCTAGCCGTATTTAAATCAGTTATTAATTCATAAAATACTTTTATTTTTTTTTCTTTACCTTTTATAATTTTATATAATTTTGCACTATCTATATCATTATTTCCGTTTATTTTGTTTAATAATATAATATCATCAACATTTTCAGTTTTAATATTATTTATGAGTTTAGTTAAACATTTTACACCAATATTATAGTGTTTTTCTCTCAATTTATATTTTCGGTTTTTCACATAATCCATATATATATAGTTAGATATTTTTTATTTAAGTTAAAATAATTTTAAAACATTTTAAAAAGTCTTAGAGATTTTTAAAAATATTATTTTCATTCTAATAAAAAAGAATTTAATATATCATTTGCTTCATCATCACATAAAGGTCCAATTAAATCTTTTAATTTCATTATTTTATCATGTGTTTCAATTTCTTTTAAAAATATTTTTGTTATTTGGTCTCTTAAAGAATTGTTATTAGTTTTTATTTTATCTTCTATTATATGATTTATTAACATATATTTATACATAGAATAATAAGCATCTCTTACAGGATCACCAATAAATTTATTACCTTCCATAAGTATCTTATATTTTCTATAATTTTTATACAATGGGCATAATATATATAAATTTTTTTCCAATTTCTTATAAATATCATCTAATTGTATCATATAGGATTTTAAATTTATAACTTTATTATATTTTAAATCAATGGTTTTCACTAACACTGTTATTGATTCATAAAATAATTTTATTTTTTTTTCTTTATTTTTTACAATATTATATAATTTTTTACGATTTATATCATTATTTCGTTTTATTTTATCCAATATGGTAATATCTTCACAATTTTCATTTTTAATTTTATTTATTATTTTATTTAAATATTTTACACTTGTATTAAAATGGTCTTCCATAACTTCATATTGCCAATCTTCTTCCGTATAGTTCATATATATATATATAATTAGATATTTTTTTAAAGATTTTCTTAGAAAGCCATGATATTATTTTAACATATTTGGATTTTAATACTTGAATTTTTAATTTCTTGTAAAATCATATTTCTTATTTTATTTCGTTTTGTATTACTATTAAGACTAATTCTATTATATAATACACGATTAAATGTTATAAATATGGTTGTATAAATAGTTAAATCTTTTATTGTAAAATTATTAAAGTCTAACGATTTTAACATATTACGATAATCATAAGGATATATACGGTTAGGATATAATATAAATAAATTATCTATTAATTTCTGATATATATCACGTAATTTTATCGTATTTTCATAATCTATAATATCATTATTTTCTAAAATTATTATTCTTACTAATTCTTTTATCAAATCATTCATTAATTCATATTTATGTTTTTTATTATCTACAATTTGTTCTAATTTTCGATGATTATGATCAGGGTGATAAATTTGGGTCGGTGTCATTTTATTCAATAATGCGGTATCTTCATCAATTTCATTTTTAATTTCATTAATGAGTTTATCCAATTTATTTATTTCATCGTGGTGTGTTTTTTGTTCTTTTTTGAAAAGTTTATATTCCATATATGTATTACTAGAGATTTTATTATTTAAATTTAAATAATTTTAAAATATTTTAAATTCCTAGAGATTTTTAAAAAATAAATAAAAAAGCTCGTTTAAAAAAATGGTAAGATAACACAACCCAAAAATATGGTATGAAGAAAAAAAACCAAAATGAAAGAATAATAAAAAGAAATCGTAATATAAAACAACACATCAACACAAATTTC